TAAAACATTTAAAAACTCAAACAAAAGCTGAGTTAGAAAAACTAGGTAGAAAAATTGGTATTGAGTTAGATAAAAGACTTACTAAAGATAAACTTATTAAACAGATTAGAAAACATAGTAAATAATGGCAACAGTTGTAAAACTAAAAAGAAGTGAAACAGCATTAGCTATACCATCAGCAGGTTCTTTAGAAGCTGGTGAATTAGCAATGAATGTTACTGACGGTAAATTTTATACTAAAACATCAGGCGGTTCTGTTGTTGAGGTAGGTGGTGCAGGTTCAGTTACTTTACAAGATGTTACAACAAATGGTGCAGTTACAACAAATGATATTACATTAAACGGTTCAAATTTAGTTTTTGAAGGATTTTTAGAAAACGCATTTGAAACAACTTTAACAGCGGCAGAACCAACTGCTGATAGAACAATTACATTACCTAATCAATCAGGTACCATAGCGATGGATGGTGACGCATTAGCGTATGCTATAGTTTTCGGAGGATAATTGAGTGGCAAGTACATTTAAAAATTTTGGATTAGATGTTGGTGTTTTAGATGACGCAACAGGAAATATGTACACAGCTGGTGGTTCAGTACAGGCAGTTGTTCACGCATTATATATTTCGAATAAAAGTGCCACTAATGTTGCAAATGTAAATGTAAAAGTTACGACAGACGGCGGCTCTACTTTTTTTCATGTAGGTAGAAGTTTAGAAGTTGATGTAAACAACACTTTAGTTTTAGATAAACCTATAAACTTAGAAGCAAACGATATTTTAAGAGTTTATGCAGACCCTAATCCAGACAGTTCGTCTGTAGATGTTGAGGCGTTTGCAAGTATATTGGAGATTAGTTAATGGCAATTAATAATCATGTTGTAAATACAGGTGGCCGTGGTAATAATATGTTCAGCGAGACCTTTCATGGTCTTAGAAGAACACAAGACGGTAAATTGTATTACACATTAAGAGATAAAAATGTAGGTACTTTTAGTAATGATGGTGGTACTACAGAATTAACAAACTCTGATGATTATGTTACAGTTGTAGAAGAATATATTTCAGGTAAAGATGACACTTTTACAGGTGATGGCTCTGATACAACTTTTACATTATCTGATACAGGTAGAGAGGTAGACCAAATTGCTGTATTTGTAGATAGAAATAGACAAACAGCAACTACTGACTATACTATATCGGGAACAACATTAACTTTTACAAGAGCTCCTCATAATAATGCTGAGATATTTGTTAGAGTTATTAAGAAAGAATATAAAAATGAAACTAGTGACACTTATCAACAATACAAGTTTGAAAGTGGTAGAAATTATTATAAATTAAATAGTGACGGAAAATTAATTAGGGTTGAAAATAAAAAAATGCCTGTAGATGAAATAAATTTTCCAGATGATGTTTTAGATAGTGAATTTGCAGCTTACAATGGAACATCAATAGTAAATTCTACGACATATACATATGAGGATTAGTATAAATATATGGAATTAAGAAGGTAAAAAATGGCAGATTTTGTACTCGGAAGATTAAAATTTAAATGGCGTGGTGATTGGGCGGTTTCAACTGCTTATCTCATAGACGATATTGTAAAATATGGTGGTAACACATATGTTGCAGTTTCAAATCACACATCTGCCGCTTCACAAGCAGGTTTCTATGATGATACTTCATATTGGAATTTACACACCGAAGGCCTTTTCTATAAGGGTGATTGGGCTGGTTCTACATTTTACAAATTAAATGACTTAGTAAAATATGGCGCTTATCAATACCGTTGTATTAACAGTCACACTTCAGCTTCAGATTTTTCATTAACAGATGTAGATGGTTCAACTGTAAACTGGAGAGTATTTACTGAAGGATTACAATGGGAAGATAGTTACAATGCAGGTACAACATACCAAGACGGTGATGTAGTATCTTATGGTGGTTACACATATGTTTATGTAAATTCAACACCAGCTGCAGGTCAAACACCTACGGATAATGCTTATTGGGATATTATCACAACAGGTTATAAAAATACCGGTGATTACTCACACGGAACAACTTATAAAACAGGTGATGTAGTTAGATATGGTGGTAACACATATGTTGCAAATGCAAATCATACAAATCAATATCCATCAAATACAGACGGTACAACAAACTCATCTTATTGGGAATTAGTAGTATCAGGATTTAAGTTTGTAAGTGGTGGTTATAACGCATCCACAACTTATAATATTGGTAATACTGTAAGATATGTTTCATCTCTTTATGTGATGAAAAAGGACAGACAAGTTAACATCACACCAGGTACAGATGCTACAGTATGGGAAATTATTACTGAAGGAGATACTGGTGCTGTCATTAATACAAGAGGTGACTTATTAACTAGAGATGGTTCAGGTTCTGCTAGATTACCTATTGGTGTTCCGGGTGCAGTATTAACTACAGACGGTACAGACCCTATTTGGTCAAACGCTGAAGGTAAAAATGTTATCTATGTATCTAACTCTGGTAGTGATACAGCAAATGACGGTTCACAATATAGACCTTACAAAACAATTTATAAAGCATTAACAACTGCTACATCTGGTGATATTGTTGATTTTGATACAATTACAGGTGGTACAGGTGGTGTTCCAGGAACATATGATTTATCTCAAACTTCTACAGATGGTATAGGTTCAGGCTCAACAATTAGAGTTGTACTAGATGGTTCATCAACACCGACAATTGTATTTACAAATGGTGGTAAAGACCATGCAGCTGGTGATACAGTTACTTTTGGAAACATAGGAACAGATGGTAGTACCGTTCAAGGTGGCGGTATGACTGATATTACTATTAATGTTTTATCAGCCTCAATTGGTGATGTTGTATATGTTAAAAATGGTGTTTATAGAGAGCAATTACCTCTAGTTGTTAAAAAAGGTGTAACACTAAGAGGTGAAAGTTTAAGAGGTACAGAATTAAGACCTGCTTCAGGTACAGGTTCACAAATTAAAACAGTTACAGTAACATCTGGAGGAACAGGCGGAACACCTGGCACATATAATTATGTTCACGGTTCAGTTACATCAGGAAGTGGTATCGCTGCTTCAGCGGTGTTTAATGTTGTAACAGATGGTTCATCTACACCTACAGTAACAGTATACCACGGTGGTGCTCATTTTGAAGTGGGTGATACTATTACAATTGCAAGTGGTAGTATAGGAAATGCAGGTGCTCTTGTAGTAACTGTAGCATCACTTGAAAATAATGACGCTTCAAATATGTTATTGTTAAATAACTCTACAAATGTCACATTATTTTCATTTAGAGGTTTAACAGGAACTCCAGTCGCAGGTGGCACAAGTGTGGCTGCCGTAATATCTTTAGACCCTAGTTCTCAGATTTCAACTGTTTCGCCTTATGTACAAGATTGTACATCATTTAATTCAAATGCAACAGGTATTCAGATTGATGGACATTTACATGAAAATTTAAGTCCCGCTGGTAACAAATCTATTCTTGCAAATGACTTTACACAAATTAACTCAGATGGCCGTGGTGTTCACGCAAAAGGTGGTGGTCGTGGTGAGATGGTTTCCGTCTTTACTTATTATTGTGATAAATCATTCTTTGCTGAAGATGGCGGATTTATTAGAGGTCTAAACTGTTCATCTGCTTACGGTGAATATGGTGCAGAAGCAATTGGTACATTAGCCTCTGAAACACCAGTCACAGTAATTTCTCGTGGAGAAATATTAAAATATGATTCAACAACATTTGTTGGCGCTGCTACCGAATCAGATATTCAGGATATGGTTGCTGTACAAGGTGTCGGTACTGCTACTATTAGTGGTGACACATCTGGTGCAACTGCTACAGTATTTAGAGTTAACATTTCATTAGACTATTTACATATTGAAAGTAGAAGTGGTAACTTTCAACAAGGCGAAACTGTAACAATTACAAAAGAAGATTCATCTACTTTCCAATTTAACTTAGATAGTTCTACTGGTGATAGTACAGCTGCTCAAGTAGGTCAAATAGGTCCACTTATTGCAGTTGATTCCTCAGATGGAACATTAGGTAGTGCAAATGTTATTGAAGTTGGTTCAAATGTTCAGTTTGCTGGTGATAGCACATACTATAGGGTATCTGCTGTATCAGAAACAAACACAAGTAATCAACAAGCACTTATTCGTCTAACTGCTAGTGTTACATCTTTAAATGCAATTGCAAATAATACATCAACAACTGTAACAAAAAATTTCTCAAATGTCCGTTTAACTGGACACGACTTCTTGGACATTGGTACTGGTGGGTTTACTGATACTAACTATCCTGGGGCACCTTCTCAACCTGCTAACCAAGAAAGAGAAATTACAGAAACAAATGGTGGCCGTGTTTACTTCTCATCAACTGACCAAAAAGGTGACTTTAGAATCGGTACATTATTCAGAATTGAACAGGCGACTGGTGTTGCAACACTAAACGCAGACGCATTTGACCTTTCTGGTTTGAATGAATTACAACTTGGTTCTATTGGTGCTGAATTAGGAGCAACAATTAATGAATTTAGTACAGACGAAACATTAGGTAATGATAGTAATACGGCAGTTCCGACAGAAAGAGCTGTATTTGGTTTTCTAAAAAGAGATAAAATGGGTACTGGCGCTATGGTACCACCAACAGGTACAACAGCAGAGAGACCGACTGGTGATACATTATTCACAGGTGCATTAAGATATAATTCATCTTTAGTAACTTGGGAAGGTTATAACGGAACACAATGGACAGGTTTAGGTGGTGGTAATCCTTGGCAAACTCATACTGCTGACGGTTCAACTAACTTAACAGTTGCGGCTAACGATAGATATTTCATTGACACTACAGCGGCTGCTCTTACAGCAAATTTACCTACTTCACCTTTAACAGGTGACCAAGTATCATTTATTGATTTATCGGGAACATTTGATACAAATAATTTAACAATTGGTAGAAATGGTAATAAGTTAATGGGATTAACTGAAGATTTAGTTATATCAACTGAAGACACAGGTATACAATTAGTTTATACTGGCGCAACTTATGGTTGGAAATTAGTACAAAACTTCTAATGAGGGATAAATAAAGATATGAGTAATTTAAGAGATTTTACAGGTAAAAATAGAAGATTTTCCGGAACTGATTCTATCAGATTACCTAGAGGTTCTACAGCAGATAGAGTTACTGCTGAAACCGGAGAGATTAGATTTAATACTACTTTAAGTAAAGCTGAATATTATGATGGTTCAGGTTGGGTAATCATTGATAGTCCTCCTACAATTTCAAGTATTACTAATAATACTTTTGTTGATGCAACTGATACATTTACAATTAATGGTGGTAACTTTTCAACATCTATAACTGTAACTTGTATTGCGGCTGACGGTGCAGAATTATCTCCTTCAGTTGTAACTAGAAACTCATCATCTTCAATAACTTGTACAATTGGTTCAACTTTCCTTACAGACGCTCAGACATCTGGTTCTGACCCATATGATATTAAAGTTACAAACGCTTCAGGTTTGGCTGCAACACTAGAAGACGGCCTTGCTTATTCGCCTGCCTTTTCATTTACAACAGCTGCAGGTACACTAGGTACTTTATCAAGTGGAGCTAGAAATGTAACAAATATTACTACAGCATGTGGCGGTACTTCACCTGACCCGGATGACGCAATCACATATTCCATATCTGCTGGTGCATTACCAACCGGCGTATCACTAAGTTCATCAACTGGTGCTATATCTGGAACAGCAAACGCAGAAACTACAACCACAACATATAATTTTACTGTACAAGCTGCTGTTGATGTAGATGGTCTTGGTACAATAACTAATTACACAAGAGCATTTGCAATCACAGTAAACGCTCCTGTTATACAATCATTTACTTCAACAGGCGCAGGTACTTTTAATGTGCCGATAGGGGTTTCATCCGTTCAAGTTCTTGCAGTTGCAGGTGGAGGCGGAGGTGGAACAGGAAATATTAATGAAGGCGGCGGAGGCGGCGGTGGCGGAGGAATGGTTGAAGCTTCTTCTTATCCAGTTTCTCCAGGTGGTACAGTTTCTTACAATGTTGGTGCAGCCGGTTCAGGTGGTGGAGGCCAAGGGTCAAATACAGTATTCGGTAATATAACTGCTAACGGAGGTGGTGCCGGAGGAAATAATGACGGTGGTAAAAACGGTGGTTCTGGAGGAGGTGGCGGAGGCGCCAGTGTTCCTCAACCAGCAGGTTCGGCAACTCAAGGTCCTTCAGGCGGAGGAACAGGTTACGGAAATCCAGGTGGTCAAGGTTCACACAACTCTCAACCAGGAAATGGTAGAGGTGCTAGTGGTGGAGGCGCCGGCGGTACAGGACAAAATGGTTCGTCTGGCGGAAACACTCCTGGTGCAGGTCGTTCTAATAGTCTTTCAGGTTCAAGTGTAACTTACGCTCAAGGTGGTCCAGGAAACGGACAACCAGGTCCTCCTGCCAATGTTACAGGTTCTGCTGCTCCAGGTAGTTCTATTGGTTGGGGTGGTCAAGGTGGTAATTCACCAGGTGGCGGTTCAGGTTCTCAAGGTA